GGCTGAATACAAGGCGGAGATTTTAGAAATCACTCAGTTGTGCAAACTTGCACATGCTGAAAACAAAATCTCTGAGTTTGTTGAGGAAAATCTCACGGCGGCTCAGGTAAGAGAAAAATTGTTGGCGCAAATGCAGGCTCAGGAAGAGATTTTCAGTGCTAACTATCACAAAGATGAAGTTAAAGAAAGTCCTGTGGTTGCGGCGGCGAAAAAAATAGCGGCGAACAGTAAATAAGGAGGAAGAAATGGCTATTGAAGAAAAAGATAGATTAGGCGCGTTGCTGAAATACGAGGCGGATAAAAACTATTGTCGAGATATTGTAACAATTGTGGCAGGAGAGAATTTGGCTATGGGAACGGTTCTTGGTCGAAAAAACAGCGACGGCACCTGCAAAATGGTTACTGTTGACAACAGTGTATTAGACGGGACTTATACAGCATATGCAGTTTTACTTGAAGATGTCGATGCTACAGAGGAAGCAAAAGAAGCTCTTATTATTGCGAGAGATGCGATAGTAAGCAAATCAGCGTTGATATATCCGGAAGGGGCAACTGCCGCACAGAAGACTCAGATATTAAGAATGCTACAAAGCAATGGCATTGTTGCTAGAGATGTAGCTTGACATAAGGAGAAAGAAATATGATTGCAAATCCATTTGATACCGATGCATTTAGTTTAACGTCGTTAACTAATGCTATCAACATTTTGCCGAACAACTATGGAAAACTCGGTGAAATGAACTTGTTTCCAGGTAAATCGGTAAGAACTCGTACCATTGTGGTTGAAGAGCTGAATGGTGTTTTGAACTTGTTACCGACTCAGCGTCCAGGTGCTCCTGCGACTTTTGAAGGAAGAACCAAAAGGAAGCTGAGATCTTTCACGATTCCTCACATTCCGCATGATGATATGATTTTGCCTGAGGAAATTATGGGAGTTCGCGCTTTCGGTTCGGAGTCTGAGTTACAGGCGATGTCCAATATTGTCGCAGATCACTTGCGGTCGATGCGAAACAAGCACGCTATCACTTTGGAGCATCTACGCATGGGGGCTTTGAAGGGTATAATTTTGGATGCTGACGGTAGCACTCTTTACAATCTTTACAACGAGTTCGAAATCACGCCGAAAACCGTAAACTTCGCACTGGGGACAGCAAGCACAGACGTTAAGAAGAAGTGCTTGGAAGTTGTTCGCCACATTGAAGACAACCTGCACGGAGAAATTATGTCGAATATTCATTGTTTGGTATCAGCGGAATTCTTCGATGCGTTGACTTCTCACTCAAAGGTCAAAGAGGCTTACGAGAGATGGCAGGACGGAGCCGCACTCAGAAACGATATGCGCTCAGGCTTCCCATTCGGAGGCATTGTCTTCGAAGAGTATCGCGGACAGGCAAGCGATGCGGACGGAAACGTTAGAAGATTCATTGCTTCTGGTGAAGGACATTGTTTCCCTCTCGGAACCGCTCAGAGCTTTGTCACCTACTTTGCTCCAGCGGACTTTAACGAGACTGTCAACACTCTTGGTTTGCCGTTATACGCTAAACAAGAAGCTCGTAAGTTCGATCGTGGTGTCGAAATTCACACTCAGTCGAACCCACTGCCGTTGTGCTTGAGACCATCTATTTTGGTAAAAGTAACAGCGAGCTAGTATGTTCAAAGAAGCGTTATATAAGGCATTTGACGACATGTTTGAGCATTTGGGGCAGGAAGTGCAATTCCAGCCCCACAACGCTTCTACTACCACGACCATAATTGCAGTTGTAAAAGAACCAGAAAATCTGTATGACCTGGGAGCTACAACTACAAAAGTGGATCAAGTGGCACAAGTAACTGTAAAAACAAGCGACATAACCCCGGAAAAAAACGACGTAATAATTATTGGCTCTCGAAGATACAAAATATATGAGCATCCATTATTGGATGCATCAACCTATATGTGGAAGTTTCATGCAATTTTTGTAGGTACGGAGTGAATTTGTGAGCAAAAACCTTGAAATCTCTTTTGATAAGCAAGTTGCTGAGGTTATAAGAGAGATCGGATATTACATTCGTGAAGATTATGCTGTAGAAGCGACGAGATTTGCTCTAAATGCGACGGCTGAAAAGCTAAAGGGAGATTTAGCGAGAGAGGTTCTGAAAATAGACGATCTTTTGTTATTAAAGGCTATTAGAAGAAGACTTCGTGTGTGGAAATCCAATAGAAACGACTCTCTAGAGTCAAAAGTAATAGGATATCTCAGTAATGTTCGTTTAACTGAATTGGGAAAACCTGTGCAGAATAGAAGTATGATAGGAACACGCATAAAAGGCAGAATGTACCCTCATGCTTTCCTTGCGACAATGCATAAGAAAACAGGTAGAGATGTTTATATACGAACTTCGCCGAAGAGATTCCCTGTTAAGATGGTAAATATTCGTATATACGAAGAAGCGGTAAAGATGGCTGAGAAATTAAGCAGAAGTAAAGCCCTTATGGACAAGTTTGAAGAGAGATACAACTATAAAATCAGGGCGTTGAGTGGATATCGAGGGAGTAAAGGATGATAGATGATTTGCTTAGTGCCATACAAGAGATGGTCGGTTCAATTGCAGATATTGGAAGCTTTTTTTTGTATTCCCTTCCTAGAGGAGACATCCTTGCTCCGGCCGCTTGTCTGGAGGTAGCAGATTATATTCCGGGGTCAGATCCTGCAACTGGTGAATTATCTTTAATCATGAATATGGAATTGCGTATAGTCGTAGATTCAACCCTCCCTATGGCTGGAACTATATGCCAAACATTAGCAACAAATATTGCTAATTTGATTCATTTAAACTGCTTTGGTCTTGCTATATCTCCAGGGAGAATAACCAGGATTTCTAGAGACTATTTTAGACCTGAACTTAGTGCTTATGTTTGTTGGCTAATCGAGTGGAGTCATGAGTATCACTTGGGAAGTAATGTTTGGGAAGAAACTGGAGCGACGCCTCATATATTACATATCAATGAAGAGGAGGTTTTTAATGGACAATAACTTCGCTCTTTCTGAAATTACAAGAAAACTCGTAAACTTAATCAGGATCGGAAAAATCTCTGAGATAAAGGGAGACGAAGTAAAAGTTCAGATTGGGCGAGTGATTACCGGATGGCTTCCAGTTATCTCTACAGCAGGAAAAACTTCTTGCTGGATTCCAATTTCAAAGGATGAACAGGTTATAGTGTTTTTTCCGTATGGCGAGCCTACGTTAGGGTTTGTGTTGCGAGCTATCCATTATGATGAATACAAAATCCCAGAAAATACTCAAAATATCGATATAAAAACGATTTTCCCAGTTAAAATTAAAGGAGAAAAAGAATTTAATAGTGAATTTGCGAATAATTTCTCTGTTAAAGTAGGTTCAGCTACAATTAATTTAACTGGAAATGCCATAACCTTACAGAATGGAAACAGCTCTATCTCGTTATCGGACAACTCAATAACGTTAAAGTCGGGCAGTAATTCTATAACGATAGGCGATAATATTTCGCTATCTAACGGCGGATCTTCTATTAATATGAGTAATAGCAATATTTCATTGAGTTCAGGATCGATCTCGACTAATCCTCCAGTGTGTATGTGTGAAGGAGGTCTGTAATGCAAGGGATGAGTAATCAAAACGGCGGATATATTGGTGACTTGGAGCATTTAAAGCAGTCGATTATTGATATTTTAACAACGCCAATAGGATCGAGAGTAGTTTGTCGAGATTACGGCTCTGCACTGTTTCAGTTAGTGGATCAACCAGTAAATCGAGAGTTATTGCCGAGAATTTATGCGGCTGTTGCTGATGCTATTGATAAGTGGGAGCCTAGGTTCAAGATCGAGAAGATAACAATTGTTTCGATCAAAGACGGACATATAACTTTGTCATTGATTGGGAAATATCTTATCACAGAGCAAAAGGTTAGTTTGGAGGGGTTGGTGGTATGAATTTAGAAGAGTTGGAAACGCCTCAAATTGTAGAGGAACTGAGTTTAAACGAAATTCTAGAGGAAATGAGAGATAAGTTAATTAGTCTCGCCCCCGAATTTACTGCATATGTTGAAAGTGATCCGTTAATCAAATTAATGGAAGTTGCGGCATACCGAGAGTTGC